ATCAGTGGCATCAACGCCACATGGAATGGCACACACAAGATTCTGGCGCTGCCCGAGTATTACTTCATCGGCGTATCCCAGCAGGGTGATTACCAGTACGACACCGACACCATCATCCCAAATCAGGTGCAGTTTGCGCTGACGACGGATGACGCTGATCGAGCAGCTGCCACCGGCAGTGTCACCTACAGCATCACCTGTACGTGGATCACCATTGACCAGCTTGAGTCATACCTGAGCATCACATTCGTTGACCCCAGCAACGACTATGACCGGGCCAATTTTGCAATCAGTGCAGCCAACCAATTTGGGTATCGTCGTCGCCAAGAGTCCGGCTACTTCGATTCACCGAGCACCAGCCCAGGCGGTGATGTGACCCTCGGCTGCCTAACGTATGCAGCCACGCTTTACCGCGAGGCTGGCAGCGTTGACCAATTTGCATCATTCGATCCGATGGCCACCGGGGCACAAGTGGGCGGCTCATTCGGTCAAATACTGCGATTGCTGGGTGTCAATAAACCACAGGTGGCATAATGTCGCTGTTCACTGACGGCTATGACGACTTGGTAACCAAGCTGGAAACCATCACTGGCTTGCGCGTGGTCGATGATCCACGAAACATCAACCCACCATGCGCCCTGGTGCAACCACCGTCAATCACCATGCACACCAACGTCATTGCCGAACTGTCATTCCAGGTGACGCTCATTGGGTTCGGCCCAGGGCAATACCAGGCCATGACCAAACTGCTCGACCTTGCCGACCTGATCAGGGCAGAGGAAATTGGTCTGACTTCAGCTGTACCAGCCCTACAACAAATTGCAGGACAGGACTACCCTGCATACCAGTTGACCATAAACACGAAACTGGCCCCATAGGCTGACTACACTCAATACCGGGTTGCAGCGACCCTTCAACGAGAGGAAACTGCACCATGACGACGACATATCTCGCAAACCCCAGCATCACCGTTGGTGGCGATTCTTTGACCGACCAGTGCAAGAGCGCGGTTGTCACCGAAGCCCACGAATCGCTTGAGAGCACGGCGTTCGGCTCAACGGCACGCACATACGTTGGCGGCCTTGAGAACAACCAGGTCGTCGCCACGTTTCTCATGGCCTACGGTGCCAGCGAGACATACGAAATCCTTGAAGGCGTAGTCGGCACCCAGACCACCGTGGTCGTTGGTGCCGGAAGCAAGACGTTCACCATCACCAACACGTACCTCGAGTCACTCGATTTGGTCAACGCCAACCTGGGCGAGCTCAGCGAAGTGCAAGCCACGTTCACTGGTGGCTCAATCGCCAAAGCGTAATCACAACTGCAGAAAGGCAGCGCATGAAACTGCATATCAAAGTCACGCATTCTGGACAGGCCAAAACGGTTGAAACCAGCTTGGCAATCATCGTGGCGTGGGAGCGTAAATACAAGAAACGTGCCGGTGATCTCGCTGGCGGTTTTGCAGTTGAGGATTTGGCGTTCATGGCATGGCAGGCCGGGTATAAGAAAGAGCACGGAGATTTTGACAAGTGGCTGGAACAGCTCGAGGATTTGGAGGTCATCGACAGCCGTGAAAGCCACCCTACGGAGTAGGCGCTTATCGGCGCCTGCTCGGTGAGCTGTTGCTGACCACCGGGTACTGGCCAAGCAACATCGAGTTCGACACTGAGGATCTTGCTACCGTGATTCACTTGGCAGAGAAACGGAGCAAACACAGATGAGCGTCTCAGCTGATATCAAAGTCATTGGCATCAAAGACGCGCTCAAAAATCTGAACAAAATTAACCCCAAGCTGCGCCGACAAATCACCAAAGATTACGCCAAGATAGTCAAACCTGTGACTGATGCTGCCGTACAGGCAGTGCCTGAACTTGAACCAATCAGTGGCTGGGCTAGTGGCTGGCAGTTCGCATCAGGGCACACTGCGCTGCAAGCCGGAGGCTGGAATGGTGTCAAAGCGCAAAAGATGATCAAAGCCAAGATTTCGACCAGGCGTGTCAAAGTGTTCCGAGGCCGACTTGAAAACATGGGCACGTTCCGTGTCGTGTGGACAGGTATGGCAAACACGGTGTACGACATTGCCGGTCGGCGTGCTCGAGGCCGTATCAGAGAACGCAGCCGTGTCGGTTCACACGGCAAGAAAGTCGGCACTGTCGGTGGCCCAACCATGGTTGCTGTTATGCGTGGCCGTTATGGTGGCGCGTCGCGTACTATCTGGCCCAGCTACGAGAAAAACAAAGAAGAAGTCTCTGATGAAATGCAGCAGCTAGTGGACGACTTACTCAAAGGCACGTTCAAGTAAAATCATCGTATGGCTGTATCACTTAGCATCGTCTCAGAGTTTGCTGGCAAGGGCGTTGCAACCGCCATACAACAGTTCAAGCAGTTGGATGGCACGACGCAGAAAGCTGCGTTCACATTCAAGAAGCTGCTGATACCTGGAGCCATTGCTGCTACCGGGGCGATTGTGGCATTCACCAAAGGTGTCGTACCGGCGGTCAATGCAGCCAGTGACCTTGAGGAGTCGATGTCAAAGAACAATGTAATCTTTGGCGATGCTGCTAGCGCGGTCAGTTCATTTGCGGATGAGGCAGCCAGGGCGCTTGGCCAATCAAAGACTCAGGCGCTGGCAGCTGCATCGACATTCGGTACGTTCGGCAAAGCTGCTGGATTGGCAGGTCAAGAGCTGGCCACGTTCAGCACGGACTTCGTGACCCTGGCATCGGATCTGGCATCGTTCAATAACACGACCCCAGAGGACGCAATCAACGCCATCGGCGCTGCATTGCGTGGAGAATCCGAGCCATTGCGCCGATACGGCGTACTGCTCAATGACGCAACCTTGAAGGCTGCTGCGCTTGAGCTGGGCATTTATGACGGCACCGGGGCTTTGACGGCCCAGCAAAAGGTGTTGGCTGCACAAAAGGTGATCTATGAGCAGACCACTGATGCCCAGGGCGACTTTGCTCGAACGTCCGATGGCCTGGCAAACCAGCAACGCATATTGGCTGCACAGGTAGAAAACCTGCAAGCCAAGTTTGGTCAACTGCTGTTGCCAGTGTTCAAGCGTGTCGTGCAATACATCAACGACAACGTGCTACCGGCCTTGACCTTGATGATTGACGGATTCAAGGAGGATGGCCTAAGCGGTGCCATTGAATACTTTGCTGCAGCATTTGGCGACGGCAGCACCGACATCCTGATTCGCGTTCGTGACCTAATTCTTGGGTTCACCGAACTGGAAAAGAAGTTTGTCAAACTGGCAGCACCGCTATTCGTGGTCATTGACCTGGGCCGAGCATTCGTGGACATGCTCAGTGGCGGTGACGGCGTAATCACCATTGAGCAACAGCTGATTGACCGTACCGATGAAGTCAACGCAATGTTTGACAAGTTGATTGGCCGGGTAGATGCAGCCAAATATCGCCTAGATCTGTTCCGTAATTCGGCAATCAACGTCAATAACGCGCTCGTGGACAGTAATGCTCGAATGGAGAACTTCGGTCAGAAAGTGAAGGCCGTGGTGCCTGCTGCCGAGGAAGCCAACCAGAAAACTGGAGGTTTGGGCAAGACAGTTGACCTGGCTGCTGAGAAAGCCAAGAAAATGGCTGATCGAGTCAAAGAACTATCAGATGCCCTGGAAACAGAAATGGCTGATGCACTCAAAGGTGCCGAGGACAACCTTGCCCTGGCTGAAAAAGCATTTGACGACTTTGCTGGATCAGTGTCATCCGTCATTGAGGACACCATTGACTTCGCTGCTGCTCTAGAAAAGTCCGGCGAGGAAGGCGGTAAATCATTCTTTGATGAGTTGCAAGATCAAGCTGACCGAGCCAAAGAGTTTGGCATTCTGGTTGAGAAGTTGCTGGCTGCCGGGCTTAGTGAGCAGGCCTTGAATGAGGTGCTGGCTGCAGGCGTAGATGCAGGCACCAGCATTGCCAAAGAATTGCTGGGCAGCGCCGAGGGCGTACTGCGTGCAAACAAACTGGTGCAGGAAACCCAAAACATTGCTGTGGCTATCGGACAGGCTGCAGCTGCCAAGTTCTACCAGGCAGGCGTTGACAACGGCCAGGCATATTTGCGTGGCGTTGAGGAAGCCATTGCTGCAGCAAACGCACGTATCTCGGGTGCAAAACGTCCAGCCGATATCAAAGGCGCTGGAGCTCTATTTGGTGCAAGCGTAGGTACCGCTGGAACGGCAGCTGGTGTGGTAAACAATTACAACATCGTCACTGAAACGATTGACCCAAGTGCATCAGCTCGAGCAGTGCAGAATGCTTTGATTGAAGCGAACAAACTGTATGGCCCACTTGATATTCAGATTGCGTTCTAATGGCCACCAGCATTGTCCAATCAGGTGACTACCTGCTCGAACTTGATACCGGCTTTGATTCAGCCAGTTTCAGGTTAGATGACAGCACCAAAGGTGTTTTAGATAACACCACATACACGCTCGGCCCGTCAGCAACTAACTTTGCCGACATAACAGAATACGTAACGGTCATCAACTACAACCGAGGCCGACGCAAACCCGAATACCAATTTGGTGCAGGCACCATGAGCTTCAGAATGCGTGACGAAACAGGCATTCTGGGCCCATATGACACCAGTAGCCCTTACTACGATCCAACAAACGATAAACCCGGCCTAGCACCAATGCGTCAAGTGCGTCTGAGTCGTGAATCGGAATATTTGTTTGTGGGCTACGTAACCCAGTACGAGTACTTATTTGCGTTGGCTGGGCCAAACGAGGTGCAGGTCACCTGTGCAGATAATTTCTATTTGCTTTCGCAGACGCAAATTGCTGCGTTCAACCCGAGTGCGGAAACCTCGGGCGAACGCATTGCGACAGTTCTAGCACTTCCTGAAATTGACTATCAAGGCACGACCAACATTGACACTGGCACGGTCAACCTTGGGCATGACAACGCATACAACGTGCAGGCTGGCACCAACACAATGCAATATCTCAACGCCATTAACCAGGCCGAGCAAGGCCGGTTGTTCATGTCAAAAAATGGCGAATTGACGTTCCAGCCGCGTGTGGGTGCCACGCTCACCGGGTCAGTATTGACCTTTGCCGACGATGGCACAGCAACGCCATACGACCAGGTGCAGATCGAGTTTGATGCCGATGGCGTAGTGAATCGCGCATATGTGGAAGCACTTAATGGCACAACAGCCACCGCCGAGGATCTGACAAGTCAAGCCACGTATTTCATTCAGTCGCAATCGGTCACCGGCAGCTTGTTACACCAGCAAGGCGAAATTGACGACCTGGCTGATTATTTGCTCGAGGGGGAGCCAGGGCCGCGTTACACAGCAGTCAGCACACGTTTCAACATGCTGGACAACACAGAACGCAACTTGGCTGCCACCGTGGACATT